TGGAAACAGATAGGAAAAAGTGATGGTATTGCGAAATGAAAAGACAGCCACGGAATGGCTGAATAAAAATGTTTCCGCATTCAAGGAATCACCCTTGAAATTATCTTGGAACAACCAATATGAAAGTTGGGATGTCTATAATGATGAGCTTGTTGGTGAATTAAAACATCGTCATATGCCCTATCTTCGATGGGCGGAACAGGGTTACATATTGGAAAAATATAAATTTGACAAGCTTCTTGAACATTCAAAATCAAATGGGGCGAAAATATTATACATTAACACGTTTGATGATGAGGATTCAACGCTTGTTTGGTGGAATTTATCAACATTAATAGAAGAGAAATATGATTTCAATTGGCATAATAAGTCAATGAAAAAGACAACATACTTTAGGGATAATTCTCAAGTTGACAAGTTAGTTTGTCTGTTGTCTGATAAAATAGTGCATTATAAAATAAAAAGAAAGGATGCATAATGACTAGAAAAACTGTAAATTACGGATTGGAAATGAAACTGTTTGGTGTACCTGCTGTTGCCATAGTGGAAGACGTATCTATGCCAAGCAAACTGCAAGATAATGATGGGGAAGACTTTTGGACTTCCCATATAATAAATGCATCATTTGAGAATAAAAAATTATATGAATATGATATGGGAACCACCCAGAAACAGTGGGAGAAGAGGCGGAAGTTGATAGAGAAGAATGATGAAAGTAATAGTAGAGTAAAGACTATGCAGGTAAAAGATGAATACCAATTACCCTTCTCTGAAACAGGATACAGAAGTTCCATCTTTGATGTGGGGTATGAGGAAAAGATAACAAAAGCCAATCTTAAAAAATGGCTTGTGGGGAAAGCTCACGCAGAATTAGATGTAGAGCAAGGGTATGACCATCCCATTTTAGGAAAAGCCGTAGCAGTTGGGAAGGAGTTTACAGTAAAGAATACAAAATAATAACTTTTTAAAAAGGAAAAAATATGGAAAAACAATTAGTGAACCTTCTTTTGAAGAAGGACTTTTATGTAAAAAACAAGTCGAAAGTTGAGAGGACTATTTTTACAAACGGGGTGGGCAATTTTTATGATACGATAAAAAAGGCTCATAACAAATATTCAGATATAGATTTGGATATTGATGAAGTTTCTGCGTTGCATATGGATGTGTATAATCCTGCGTTGACACGAGCGGCAAAGACAAATTTTTTAAATTTGATTGATGAAATAAAGAGTGAAAAAATGCCTAATGAAGATGTGGCTGATGACATTCTCGATTCAATGTATAAGCGTAGTCTTGCTCATAAGATTGCAGTTGAAGCAACAAATATCTACAATGGTGGGGATGCAAGTTTCAATACCATTAGGGGATTTATTGATGAAGCTGAAAATCAAGTGGAAGAAGACGGGGATGCTGTTACGGATGATATTGATAAGCTGATAAAGGAAATTGATGCTGATACGCAATATAAGTTTGGTGACATACCAGATTTGCGAAAGCTTGTGAAAGGGGTTGGCAAGGGCAATCTAATGATTGTTTTTGCTCGACCAGAGGCAGGTAAGACTGCCTTTTGGATAAGTTTAGTCGCAAATCGAAATGGTTTTGCATCTCAGAACATTAAAGTTCACGCCTTGGTTAATGAAGAACCTGCAATTCGCACACAGATGAGACTAATCAATTGTTGGACAGGTATGACAAAAGAAGAAATAGCTGTTGATATTGATAAGGCAAAACAAGAATGGAATAAAATAAAATCAAATGTGCGAATAGTGGATACCGTTGATTGGGATTTAGACCAAGTGGATGCATACTGTAAAAAGCATAATCCAGAAATATTGGTCATAGACCAATTGGATAAAGTATCTACGAAAGGTAATTTTGCCAGAACGGATGAAAAACTTCGTGCCATCTATATGGGGGCGAGAGAAATAGCCAAACGCAATGATTGTTGTGTCATTGCCGTCTCTCAAGCGTCTGCCGATGCACACGGACAAACAATGCTGTCTTTTGATATGATGGAAAATTCAAAGACAGGAAAAGCAGCCGAAGCTGATTTGATTATAGGAATTGGTCAGCAGAACATTGTTGATTCAGAAGCTACGCTACGAACTATTTGTGTGTCAAAAAATAAAATAACAGGATGGCACGGAAGAATAGATTGTGTAATTAACCCATTTTTATCGAGGTATGAAGGATGATAACTATACTTGATGTAGAGACAAGTTTTGTTGAAGGGGTAAATGGAAAATCAGACCCATCTCCGTTTAATCCTAAGAATAAATTAGTAAGCGTGGGTATAAATGATGAGTATCTTTTCTTTAACCACGATGAACGGTCAGACAAGGATGCTTGGAAAAAAGTTCAATCCATCTTAGATAGGACTGATTTACTTATTGGTCATAATTTAAAATTTGATTTGTCTTGGATATATGAAGTGGGGTTTTCCTATACAGGAAAAGTCTATGATACGATGATTGGGGAATATGTTCTCAACAGAGGTGTTCGAAAGGCCCTGTCATTAAAGGAATGTTGTATAAGAAGAAACTTAAGTAGAAAATCAGATGCGACAGAAGACTTTATAAAGCAGGGAATATCCTTTGAGATGATACCCCAGAAAATTGTCGAAGAATATGGCCGACAGGACATAACTGTTACCAGAGAATTATATTATTCCCAAGTTGATGATTTTAAGAAACCACAAAATCTAAAACTTATTCCAACAGTTAAAATGATGAACTCCTTTTTGCAAGTTCTAACTAAAATGGAGAGAAATGGAATACAGATTGATTTAGATTCGTTGAATGACGTGGAAATGAAATTTAAGTTGGAATATGATGAATTGCGTGAACGCATTGACACGATGATATGGGAGCGAATGGGGGATACAAAGATAAATCCTGCAAGTCCGGAACAGCTATCTTGGTTGATTTATGGTGTAAAAGTCACGGATAAAAAGAAATGGGCGGAAGAATTTAATATAGGAATTGACCCCTATACTAAAAAGTCAAAGAAAAGACCCAGATTCACACGTTCTCAATTTACAAGAATGGTTGGACAAATGACAGAATCAATTTATAAAACCCGTTCCCATCAATGCATTACGTGTACAGGTTCTGGAAAAATCCAGAAGATGAAAGTGAATGGAGAGCCGTACAAGAATTTAAGCTCTTGTTATTCCTGTAATGGAAATGGAATTATCTATGAGGAAACAAAATCAAAGGCAGGATTTCAATTGAATCCTACGTTTGTATCTGATGTCGCAGATGGTGGATTTAAGACAGATAGGATGACATTAAATCGAATGACTAATAAGGATAACGCTGAATTGAATGCATTTGTTGAAGCTATTACACGATACAATGCCTTGGAAACTTATCTGCATACTTTTGTTACGGGTATAAAAAATCATTCCAATAACAATGGAAACCTTCATCCTAAATTTATGCAATGTGTCACAGCTACGGGAAGGCTGTCAAGTCGTGACCCTAATTTTCAAAATCAGCCACGGGGAAAAACATTTCCCATACGAAAGGTTGTAAGGTCAAGGTGGCCAGAAGGAAAAATATTGGAAATGGACTTTGCCCAGTTGGAATTTAGAACGGCTGTATTCTTGGCTCAAGATAAGCAAGGCATAAAAGACATACAAAATAAAGTGGACATTCATCAGTTTACTGCTGATACAATAGGGTGTTCACGACAAGATGCAAAATCACATACCTTTAAGCCTCTGTATGGTGGTGTATCGGGTACGGATTCCGAACGAAATTACTACAAGGAATTTTTAAAGAAATATAAGGATATTGCAAAATGGCACGACCAATTACAAAGCGATGCTATTAATTATAAGATAATATCCCTACCATCTGGTCGGGAATACGCCTTTCCCTATGCAAAGAGAATGCCTTGGGGTGCGTCTTCTAATTCAACACAGATAAAGAATTATCCTGTGCAGGGATTCGCCACAGCCGACATTGTTCCATTATCGTGCATTGCCATAGATTCACTAATGGTACAAAATAAAGTTAAAAGCTTGATAATAAATACAATTCACGATTCTGTATTGATTGACGTTCATCCAGATGA